ATTACCATCACGGTAGATTATGTAACTTGGCAGGTAGCTCGCAACCCTAACTTTCGTGTGCTGATAGTCTCCCAGACTCAGCAACTAGCCGCCGACTTTCTCTACGCCATCAAGCAGCGTTTGACTCACCCTATGTATGAGAACCTTCAAAATGCTTATGCTGCTGGCGTAGGGTTTAACTCTAAGTCCGCCTCCTGGCAGGCTACCCGTATCACCTTTGGTGATGAGCTACGCGAGTCCTCTGAGAAGGACCCGAACATTGAAGCTGTAGGTATCGGCGGTCAGATCTACGGTAAACGTGCCGATATGATTATTGTAGACGATGCTGTAACTCTCAAGAATGCCAATGAGTTTGAACGCCAGATCAAGTGGTTGACACAAGACGTACGTTCTCGTCTAAACCCTACTGGTAAATTAATTATCATTGGTACCCGCGTTGCAGCAGTTGACCTCTATCGTGAACTGCGTAACCCAGACCGCTACCCAGGTGGCCTTGTCCCTTGGAAGTATTTGGCTATGCCAGCCTTACTTGAAACCGATGAAGATCCTGACAAGTGGGTTACCTTATGGCCTGCTAGCGATGCGCCATTTGACGGACAGCTAGAATCAGATTTAGATGAGAACGGCCTATACCCTCGTTGGAATGGTCGTAACCTTTACAATGAACGTCAAGCTATGGATGCTTCTACCTGGGCGCTGGTTTACCAGCAGCAAGATATCTCAGATGATGCAATCTACGATCCAGTATGTGTGCGAGGTTCTATTGATGGTATGCGCAAAGCAGGTCGCTTGGTTCCTGGTAACCCAGGCCATCCTCGCGATGTCAACGGCTTTAGTTTTATTTGTGGTCTTGATCCCGCTATGGTTGGTGATACAGCCGCCATTTGCTACGCTATTGATCGGGTTACTCACAAACGCTATATCGTTGATGCTATTAAGATCACTCGCCCAACGCCTGCTCAAATCCGTCAGCTAATCTTTGACTGGACTTCACTCTAAAGTCCTAGTGAATGGATCGTGGAGAAAAATGCTTTCCAATCATTCCTTACGCAAGATGAAGGAATCCGTGCGAACTTGGCCTCTAGGGGAGTGTTACTGCGGGAACACCATACTGGCAATAACAAATGGGACTCAGGCTTTGGTGTTGCATCAATGTCAACTTTGTTTGGCACCAAGCAACACGACGGTAAGCACCACAGAGACAACCTTATTCACTTACCTTCTGACCAAACTGAAAATATTAAAGCGCTCATTGAGCAATTAATTACTTGGTCCCCAACGACCAAGGGTAAGACCGATATGGTGATGGCGTTATGGTTCTGTGAGATCCGCGCCCGTGAAATGCTTAACCAAGGTATCCACGCAACACATCATATGAAAAACCCATTCCTGTCTCGTTATGAACAGGGCAAGCGAATGGTCGTCAACATTGACGAACTACTCGCAGAAAAAGAACGCACATTCATCTAAGGAGAAATCTTGTTATCAACTAAAGAGGTCGCAGCGAAAGTAGCACGGCTACAAACACGCTACGCCGCACGTGACCAGAGAATGCGCGATGTGCTCTCTGTACGTCAAGGTGATATCTCTAAGGTATACCCTGCGATGTTTTCAGAAGAATACCCAAAGCCTTTAGTTGCAAACTTCGTAGATGTAGCAGCACGTGACTTAGCAGAGGTAATGTCACCTCTACCATCCTTCAACTGCGCAGCTACCAATATGGTTTCAGACTCAGCACGTAAAGCTGCAGATACTCGCACCCGTATTGCTAACTACTACATCTCATCTTCTGATCTTCAAATTCAAATGTACACAGGTGCTGACTGGTTCAACACCTACGGTATGCTCCCAGCGATTGTTGAGATGGATTATGAAACCAATAATCCGAGAATACGTCTTCTTAATCCTTTTGGTACTTATCCTGAAATTGATAGATTTGGTCGTACCCTCTCGATCTCGCAGATAATTGCAACCGATGCTGAGTCATTGGCGATGCAGTACCCAGAGTTCTATGACCAGATTATGCCAAAGAATGTCTATTCACCTGGCTCACCGTATGTATCTTTGATTCGCTACCACGACAAAGACCAAGACTTAATCTTTATCCCAGAGCGCAAGAACCTAGTTCTATCTAATACACCTAACCCAGTAGGCAAGTGCCTAGCAGGTGTAGCTATGCGTTCATCTATTGATGGCGAAGCTCGTGGACAGTTTGATGATGTTCTATCAGTTCAACTTGCTCGTGCTCGCTTTGCAGTATTGCAGATCCAAGCAGCAGAAAAATCTATCCAAGCACCTATTGCTATTCCACAAGATGTGCAAGAACTTGCATTGGGACCAGATGCGATTATGCGTTCTGCTAACCCACAAGGTATTCGTCGTGTTCCACTAGAACTTCCTAACGGAGTCTTTACAGAGTCTGGTGTTCTAGAACGTGAACTACGTACAGGTGCTCGTTATCCTGAAACTCGTTCAGGAAACATTGACGCATCTATCGTTACAGGTCGCGGCGTACAAGCATTACAAGCTGGCTTTGACACACAGATCAAGGCAGCACAAGCACAGTTTGCTCGTTTGTTTATGGATCTTGTATCTATGTGTTTTGAAGTAGACGAGAAAATCTTTGGCAATATGACCAAGGAAATCAAGGGCGTTGACGACGGTACTCCATTCAATATGAAGTACATTCCATCACGACAGATTGCTGGTAACTACGGAGTAGATGTCCGTTACGGCATTATGTCTGGTATGGATCCAAACCGTGCAATAATCGCTCTACTACAAATGCGTTCAGACAAGCTTGTATCTCGTGACTATGTACGTCGTGAGATTCCAATGGAGCTTAATGTGACGCAGGAGGAACAACGTGTCGATATCGAAGAAATGCGCGATTCTTTGCGCTTGGCTGTTGCTCAGTATGCTCAGGCCATTCCAGCGCTTGCAGCGCAAGGTCAAGACCCTAGTGAGATTATCTCCCGTCTTGCACAAGTTATCCAAGGCCGTCAAAAGGGTCTTCAACTAGAAACAGTTATTGAAAAAGCTTTTGCACCAAAAGAACAACCAGTAGCGCCAGAAATGCCTATGATGCCAGGCGCACCAGGAACTCCAGCAGCAGGTGCGGCCCCCGTACCTGCCTCGCAGCCAACTCCAGAACAAGGCGGAGCGGCCCCTGCTGCTGGTCCAGAACAACGTCCAGATATAGCAACCCTGCTAGCTTCTATTAGCGGCGCAGCATAACCGAGGGAGGTGTAAAATGAACAAAGGATCACGTGCAGCAGCACCTATGGCAAAGCCAAAGGAAGGCAAGATGGATACTTCAAAGCCAGCAGGCGGAAAAGTATTTTTCGGAATGACTCCAGCAGGCCAAAAAGGTACAGCAGTAAAGAAGGGCTAAGCAAATTTTACTTAACGGAGGTGCTGGGCGTGGACGATAACAATTCAAAGGTTCCACGCTCAGTACACTTCGCAGATTTTCTTGTAGTGTTTTCAGGTTTATTACATAATATTTTTAGTGCATTCCACGTATTCACAGAAGAGTTAATGGAGATAGCTGTTTACAACGCTAACCGAAACTCAGAAATCAATAGAGCGTGGCAACAATTTTCAAACGATTTAGAAAAGATAGAGGAGGATACCGATGGTAGATAGCCCATTACAAATTGGCGGTCCTGGAAAATTCTCCGTACGTGAAGATTTGCCACCATCACAAAACTATGGTGATCGCAAGGCAATGGCAGAAGATATTGCAGGTGCTTCTACTTCTTCTAAGCCATCTGCCAAGCCTGAGCCTGTTGCAGATATGGTTGCTCCGAAGCCAACACCACTTGTTGGAATGTTCGCTCCAACGCAACGTCCTAGCGAAGACGTTATGACTATTGCTGGTCCACCACAACCAGCAGAAGGCAAGTTATCAGACACACTTGCAGCATTACTTCCATTCGATACAACTGGAGAGATTTCTGTTCTCTATCAGATGGCTTTATCTAGAGGTCAGTAGTGGGATCAACTTCCAATAACATTAAGGCTATATCTGCTCAAGCTGGATTGACTCCAGCACAACAACAGCAGATCAATGGATACATTAAAGCTATAGACTCGCACCAGAAGTTAACATCTCTTCCATCTGACGTTGCTAAATTAGAATACTCAAAACTAACACCAGAACAACAGAAGTCTTTGAAGGATAACTTTGGTGATGTTGAGCAAAAGCGTGGATGGCTAGGAACAGCACTTCATTACACAGTTGAGCCAATCTTTAATGTAGTTTCAGCTCCTGTTAAATTAGCGTTCAAGGGTGTTCAAGAACTTTCAGATTTATCTACACGTGCTTACCGCACAGCAGCGATTGCTATTGACCAGAAGGTTGATATTGGCAAAGCGTGGACAACAGCTAACGACAAAGGCGATAAGGTCTTTAGTCCATCACGTATGGCAGAAGCAAACCGTATTTTCGGTACGCAGTATATGTCTGTTGCACAAAAGGTTGCAGAGGGTATGACCCTAGACCAAATCATTGCAACTGGTACAGAAGAAGAAAAGCGAATTGCATCAGGTGCTGCACAAAAGAAAGATCCACTCTTTCAAGATGCGCTAGATGCTGCTAACGCTGCTAAGTATTCTCCAGGTAGATTTATTGCTAACGCTATCCTTCCGCAAAAGTGGGAAGGTTCAGGTGCTGCATACAGAACTATCTCTGGTCTTGGCGATGCAGCATTTCGTATATTTGCAGATCCAACATTACTACTTGGTAAGGCTAAGAAAGCATACGATGTTTCAAAGTATGCTTTAGATAATATTGTTGGCGATGCTGGTAATGTTGAAAAGGCATTTCAAGTAGCAAGCGTACAGCGTTTTGACCAAGCCTATGTTGGAGCATTGAAAAAGTATTCAGTAGCTCGCAAGGCAGTTAAGGAAGGTGGCGTAGATCCACAGGTTCTAGTGCAAGCATCTATTGAACTCAAGCGTATTGCTCCTGAGTTCGGTGATGATGTCATTGAGGTTATGCTTAAAGAAGGCGTAGTCGAAGCTGGCACTATGAAGAACTTTCTTGCTAATAGCGAAGATGCACTTCGTACTCTCAAAGGTCAAGCAGGTCGTCAGGTTCAATTACTACCACGTATGGATCTTGCACGTCAGACTCGTATCGCAGCATTGACTACTGGTAATAAGGTTCTTCGCTTTGACCAAGCAGGTAAGCGTGTTAGCCGTGAAGTATTCGGTGACCAGACAACTATTGGTGGCGTTGAAGGCCAGTTAATGCGTCAGACAAAATTTATTGACTCACGTACAGAAGAGTTAGCAACTGCTAATACTCCTAAAGAATTTTTAGTTCAAATTGAAACAAATGTCATTAGCGAAATTGAACGTAAGACTGCCAAGCTTCGTGCAGATGGTGGATTCCGTATGCCATTGGATTATATCCAAGATCGCATTGATCGCTTTGCATCTAAGTTTTCAAAGGTTCCGTTCTTCCGTGATAACTTCTTTGATCCTAACGCGCCAGATGCTGCTGAAAAGGTTTACCAGTTAGCACGTCTTGCTAATACTCGTTACAACTCACGTCTATTTGCAGAAGCATTTAAGGCTGGAGATGAAGCACAGAAGCGTCAGATTATGATGGGTGTTTTCAATACAGTAGCTGAGATCCGTGGACTTAACAAAGTTCCTGGCGGTAAGAATATTCTTGACCAGTTGGCTAACTCATCACGTGAGCAACTCTTTGCTCCACGTATCTTGGTACGCGATGCCAAGGGTAAGCCAGTACTCAATGATGACGGAACCTACCGTTACTTTGAGCCATCTAGTTTTAATGACCAGCAGTTTGCTATCTTTGATTTCCAATTAGCATCAGGTATGACCGTTCCTAAGATTCAAGATCTTGATGGGGTCGTTGACCGCTATCAGATAGCAAGCAAGATTATGAATTGGTCGCACTCTAGGTGGGCTGAAAATATAACATCTGCTTGGTCATTCTTGACTCTTGCTGGTCCTCGCTTTGCTGTGCGTAACTCTATCGAAGATCTAATGGTTCACCTTGCAGTGGGCGATTCAATCTGGGGTGTAGCAGCAGGCCGACGTTTATCAACTAAGCTGCGTACTGGTCAAGGCGGAGATACGCTGGGAGTTATTAACAAACTCGTTAAGCGTTCAGACCGTGCTTTGTACCAAAGCAAAATTGAAGCAGCCAAAACTGTACAAGAAGCTCGCAAGGTTATGGCAGATGCTGTTATGGCAGATAAGTACCTTGGTAAACTTGACCCACAGGCACGTGAGATTATTGCTGAAATGGCAGAGTTTGGTGCTATCGATGAACTGCTTGCAGGCGTTGCCGAAGGTGGTAAGAAGGGTATCACTGGTGCAGACCACTGGACAGATGCGCTTCGCACTGTAGATCAATTTGGCACATCTCGTGAGTATAAGATTGATGGAGTTACATACGCTAAGGACAGCGGTGGAAACTACCGTGAGTATTCTCCAATTACAGCAGAAGGTAAAATTGCTTGGATAACAAGTATTGCAGCCATTGGTAATGACCCGCTTGGTTCTATTGCTCTTCAGTATATGTCAGACAGTCCAGAGTCTAAAGAATTTGCTATCAGGCAGATTATGAAGTTTATTGACTCTCCAGAGTATGCAAAGCAGAAGGCTCGTTTCCAACTATATCGTCCAGGTAATAACGCTGATGTACGAGTACACGCAGAAAATGTCTATGCTGCAACTCGCAATCTATTTGTTAATAGCCAAGATAAGATAAATCAGAAGTTGCTAGCCAAGGTAAGTATTCGTACACCTGAAGGTGGCATTAAGATTAACACACGCGACTTGGGTATTGATGATTTGCCACAACTAGCAGAAGATGCACCACAGTTTATCTCTGGTCCAAGCATTATGCCTATCGCAGATGGTAACCCTGCTGGAAAGATCGTAGGAAAACACTGGGAATGGGTTGGCGAGATGAATGCTCGTTGGTCACGCGAGCCAATGGTTCTATCTGCTGCTATTGATATGCGCAAGCGTTGGAAAAATGGCGGTCTAGAAGAGCGTTATCTGAAGATTCTTACAGACCCTATTCGCAATAACGCTAAACTAACCGATGCTGAGAAGGCTGTCTTGATCAAAGACGCTGAAGCAAAGGGTAAGACCAAGATTATTGAACTAACACAGGACCTTGCTAAAGAGCGAGTTCTTGCATACGTTGATAACCCAGAGGTTCGCACACAGTTAGCATTCACAATGCGTAACTTTGCTCGTTACTATCGTGCAACAGAAGACTTTTATCGCCGTGTATTGCGTGGAGTTCGTTACAATCCAGAGTCAATCGCACGTGCATCACTGACATATGAAGGTGTTACACACTCTGGCTTTATCCAAAAAGACGATCAGGGTGAGGCTTACTTCATTTACCCAGGTATGCAACCAGTTTACGCAGCGATGTCTAAACTTGCTACAGCATTTGGTATCAAGGGCGCATTCGTTGCACCAATGCCAGTGGAGTTTGGTGCAAAACTTAATATGATTACACCATCTATGAACCCAGACTCTTTGTTCCCAACATTTTCTGGTCCATTGGCAGCATTGCCAGTCAAGATGATGTACGAATTGATACCATCACTAAAAGAATCAGAGAAGTATCTCTTTGGTACCTATGGTGAAGATCAGCCAATCATTAACGCTATCCTGCCAGCGCACCTTAACCGTGCATTGGGTGCATTAAACAAGGATGAGCGTGATTCACAGTACGCATCAGCTTTTCGTAAGGCAGTTACCTATCTAGAAGCTACTGGTCACGGACTAAAGATTACAAAGGATGCACAAGGCATTGATGTTCCACCATCTCCTGGAGATCTAGAGGAATATCAGGACAAGTTAAAGGCGACAACTCAGACTATCTTGGGTATGCGCTTCTTTAGTGCGTTGATTTTGCCAGCATCACCATCAGTTCAGCTCAAGTCTGAAATGGCTGGATGGGTTCGTGACAACGAACGTACAAGTTTCAAGCAGGTATTTTCTAACCTAGTTACTGAGTACAATGGCGATTACACACGTGCTACTGAAGAATGGATTAAACTCTTTCCAAAGCAGATGCCATACACAGTATCTGAGTCTAAGAAGAACACGGTTGCTGTTATCAAGTACGGCGAAGCAGCAGGTAACTGGGTAGATAACAACACAGAACTGCTCAAGAAGTACCCAGAAGCAGCAGCATTCTTGATTCCTAATATCGGTAAGTTCAGTTATGATGCTTACAAGACTATGATGAATGAAGGCTTCCTCAATAAAAAGCAGGTCGGTGACTTCCTTCGTGAGACACAGATTGCCACAGACAAGCAGTACTACTTCCAGCAACGCAAGGATTATCTAGCAGCTTTGGCATCTACTACATCAGTAGATCAGAAGCGTTTGATTAACCAGCAATGGGATAACTGGTCTGGTCAGTTTATGGCTGTTCGACCACAGTTGCAGACAGAGTTTGCGTCAGGTGGGGCATCAGATGTTCGTCGTGAAATTGCAATCAATGACCTTCGCAATATGCTTACTAACGAAAAGAACTTGCCAAAGACAAAGACAGTATCTGTTCTGCGTCAAATGCTCCAGACATACGATAGTTTTAGCGCACAGTATTCATCTATCACAGATAGAACAGATGCTGCTCAGGATCGTAAGAATGCTCTTCAAGCAGGTGCTAAGGCTCAGTTGCAAGAACTAGCTGCTAGCAACCCAAATACTAAATCAGCCTATGATGTATTGTTTGCATCATTGATCGGAGACTAAAGTGCCAGTAGGTGGAACACCAAAAAGAAGGCAGCAACCTGCTGCTGGAACAGCAGATGCCACTACATCTGGTGCCTGGAATAGCAAAGGAATTGCTGATTTTACTTACATAACATCAACTATTCCAACTGCTGCTAATCCAAACAATGTTGAAAAGATTACCCAAAAGGAACTTATCCGTAAATTCTTGGAGATGTCTCCACAGGAACGTATCGGAATTGGTAACCGCCTCAAGGGTGCTGGGTATCAAGTTGGATCTCTAACAGGCAAGGCAACAAGAGATTTACGTAACGCTTATCTAAAGGCATATGCTGATCTTAATGAAGAGATTACTGTATATGGTCAGCAATTAGACTTCAATACATACCTGACAAAAGAGCAGGGTGCAGGCGGTACTGGCGGTGGGCCACGTGAGCCATATACACAGGCTCAAGAAATTACCGATATGTCTGCGAAGGCATTGATTAACGCGGTCATCAGAGATCAACAGCGTCGTGATGCAACTGATGAAGAGGTTGCTAAATACACAGCTCAGATTCGCAATGAGCAAAAGAAGAATCCATTAGTTACTGCTTACACAACTAAGGGTGGCAAAACTGTCGGTTCAGCAACTACTGGTGGATTTGGTACTCAAGAAGCACAACAGTTCTTGCTTGATAAAATTTCACAAGGTGATGAAGCCAAAGCTAATCGAGCATTGGATGCCTACTCAGCAATGGTAGATTTGTTTGGAGGAATCGGTTAATGGCAAAGCGCCCAGATAACACATACGTATCTCAGGTATTTAACTTTGGTATTGACAAGAAACTTCCTCTTGGATTTGTCAATGTTGTTTATAGTAAAGATACTGGACTTGTTGTTGGCTACGAAAAAGATGGCAAGTTCTATAACTTAGGCGAGAAGATTCCTGAGAAGGTTACAGAACCGCAGAAGCGCAAGACTTATTCTGGTTCTATTGAAGAACGTGTGACTGCCATTGAACGTGAAGCAGAAGAGGCTAGAATAGCAAAAGCAGACTCTAATGCTAGAGCTGCAACTTCTGGTGACCAAAGAGCTAGAGCCGCACAAGGTGATGTTCTAGACAATTATGCAACATCTCTAAAGCCACGTCTTAATGATCTTGGATTTCAAATTGAAGCCTATGCTCGCAAGATAGCACGTGGCGATAAGTTATCTCCTATTGAGGAAAAAGAATTAAAGCGTATTAGCGATGAGTATGCCAAGTTAAACAAGACTTACAACGAAGCACGGTCTGACGCACTAGACTTCTACTATGGAACTCAAGCGGCAGCTACCACACAGACTGGCAAGAAGATTGTTTTAGGTACTGGTCAAACACCTCAAGCGCAAGCAACAGGTGGACCGACTGGGACTCCAGTTCAAGCACCTGCGCCTGCTACAACACAGACACCTCCACCAAGGGTAACAACTGGTGGTACAACTGGTGGAAATACTGGTGGCAGAACTAGCGGTACAGCAGGTGGGGCCACTGGTGGTAACACAGGTGGCACTGTCATTCCGTCTAACTTTAATGTTGGAACATTCCGTGCTGCAGATGAAGCATCTATGGCTAAAGCAGAAGGTATTACACCAGGTTCTGTTGTAAAGACTTACGATGCTGCACTTGCTGAGGTTCAGGAAAAGTACAACCTTCCAGATATTATCTTTAGTAAAGTAGAATCACTTGGGTCATTACTAGACCGCTATGTCAATCCAAAGAAATACGGCAAGGATGCCATTGGCGATATTAAGAGGTTTGTTGATTTAGTTAAGGTTGATCCTTGGTATCGTGCCAATGAAGGCGTAATTAGAAAACGCTACATTGAAAAGTACAACTATGAGGATCTAGTTAAGTCTGGTCAAGCTACTGGAAATACAGTATACGAGCAAGATGTTCGTAGAATTACTGACAAACTTGTTAAGCAAGCACGTGAACTTGGTTCTGCTATTGATGAAACTCAAGCAAGATTGATTGCAGAAGATCTCTACATTCACAACCAAGATGCAGAAGAAACAACTGTTACACGTCGTCTTGTAAGTGGCATTCGTCCAATAGCTGGAATGATTGGCGGTAAGATCACAGAAGATTACAGTGGTCTTGCTCTTAAAAACTACCAAGGACTTCAAGCTATTGCTAAGGCTAATGGATTAAAACTTGAAAACATCCTTCCACCTGGTGTTGATGGAAAGCCAGCAACGGCAGAAGAAACATTAAAGCGTATTGCGCTAGGTGAAATAGATCCAACTCGCTTAGAGCAGGATGTTCGTAAACTTGCAGCTGTTGGTCAGCCACAGTTTGTGCGTGATTTATTGGGTCAAGGTATTAACCTAGATGCAATCTATTCTCCATATCGCAGAACTATGGCTAGAGTCTTAGAGTTAGATGAAGGCCAGATTGATTTAATGGACCCAACGCTTCGTATGGGTATTAACGACAAGGGTGATATAAACCTTTTCGATTACGAGAAGTCACTACGTAAAGACAATCGTTGGCAATACACAGGTAATGCTCGTGAGGAAGTATCAAATGCTGCACTTACAGTTCTTCGTAACTTCGGATTCCAGGGGTAAATAAATGGCTAGATACGATAGAGATATGCCAGACGGTGGTGGAGATCTAGGATTTTATACTGGTCTGGAGCAAGAAGGCGAAAAAGGAACAACTATTGCTGAGCAAAATGCAGCAGATGCTGCTGCTCGTGCAGCACAATCTGCACCTGCTTTGACTCGTGCTCAGCAAGTAACAGCTGCACGTCTTGCATCATCTCCTCTTGCTCAAGAAGCTGCTAGAACAACAGCAGCACTTAAATCTTTTACTGCAAAAGGTGGACTTCTTGGAGTACCTGGGTCCAATATTCAGGGAACTGCTGGCGCTGCTGGTACTGCTGGTGCTGCTGAAACGCAAACATACACAGCAAGTGATGGAACAAAATTTACAGACCCACAGGCTTATTCAACTTACCAAGCATCTCTTAGCAAGGCAGCAACAGATAAAGCAGCAGCAGATCTAGCTGCTAAGACAAAACTAGCAGGAGAAACAGCAGCACGTCAATCTGCATATGATTTACTATATAGCGAGTTTGAGCGTTATGGTCTTGCTTCCTTAGTAACTCCATTGAAAGACCTTATTACATCAGGTGTATCACCTTCAGAATTTACTCTTCGTTTGCGTGAAACAGATGCTTACAAAAATCGTTTTGCTGCCAACCAAGCTCGTATCAAGAATGGTCTTCGTGCTTTATCGGAAGCTGAGTATATTCGCAATGAAGATGCTTACCAAGAGGTAATGCGTCGCAGAGGTTTACCTACTTCTTACTATGAGCAGACTGTAGATCCAGTAACTGGAATTACAAAGCAAAAGGGATTTGAGGCGCTACTTGCTGGAGATGTATCTTCTGCTGAACTAGAAGACCGTATCGTTACAGCACAAGATCGCGTACTCAATGCTAACCCAGAGATCGCCAGAACACTTAAACAATTTTATCCAGGTATTTCTAATGGGGATATCTTGGCTTATTCACTTGATCCAGTTAATGCTATTAATGCAATCAAGCGCAAGATCACAACTGCTGAAATTGGAACTGCTGCAAAGCAAGAAGGCTTAACAACTGGTCTAACTCGTGCTGAGGAATTAGCAGCGATGGGTGTTACTGGTGCTACTGCGGCGCAAGGCTATAAGACTATTGGTGGTGGACTACAGCGTGGTTCACAACTTGCATCTATCTATGGAGAAGATGCGTATAACCAAGCAACTGCAGAACAAGAAGTCTTTGGACTCGCTGGTGCTCCAGAAGCACGTAAGCAACGCCAAAAGATTACTGGATTAGAAAAAGCTACATTCAGTGGTCAAACTGGTCTAACAAGTGGAGCCTTAGCACGAGATCGTGCTGGCGCTTACTAAATAAAAAGCCTGCCAATGGGACGACTGGTCCATTGGAGCGATAACAAAACCAGTAGTAGGAGCCACACCACCCGCCCCAAGGTGAATGTGAGGCCTGCGTCAAACTAACAAAGAATGGGAGAAGGACCTATGTCCAACTACGACTACGAGGATGATGACTTCGATACAGAAGACACCAGCAATGATCTCGTAAAACAACTGCGCAAGGCTACTAAGCAAAAAGACAAGGAACTGGCTGAACTAAAGGCACAGTTTGAAAGTCTAAATAAAGCGCAAAGAGAACGAGCAATTAAAGATGCCCTCGAAAGTCGTGGGGTAAATAGCAAAATTGCTTCATTTATCCCACAGGACATTGACCCAACTGAGGAGTCCGTGTCTAAATGGCTTGCAGACTATGCCGATGTATTCGGTATTGATGTCGGCCAAAACCAGGCAACACCTAATGTAGATCCAGCTCAGGCTGCTGCATATAAGCGTATGACTAATGCTGTCGAATCAGGATCATCTCCTGAACACAACGACAACATTATGCAGAAACTTATGAATGCAAATAGTCGTGAAGAATTGGATGAAGTCATTAGATTGTCTGGACTCTAATCCGATCCTAACAAAGAAAGGCTAGACCACAAATGGCTATCCCAACAGGTACCCCTACCACCACGTCTAGCATCCAAGCGCTCGTACAAACAGCATACGATCAGTATGTAAGAATGGCACTACGTTCCATTCCTGTTATGCGTTCACTTGCAGATGTTAAGCCAGTGCAACAGGCAATGCCAGGATCATCAGTTGTTTTCTCAATCTATTCAGATTTGGCACAAGCTACATCTACATTGAGCGAAGCATCAGATGTTTCAAGCATTGCACTAGGTAACCCATCACAGGTTACAGTAACACTGAACGAATACGGTTCAGCAGTTACAACAACAAAGAAGTTAAACCTAACTTCA